GTAGAAACAGCAGCTACTGATTTAGATATATTAACCGACGGAACAGATAAATTCGTTGGAGGGTTATACACAGGTGTAAATAATGCAACTGGAAAAACTTTTATATCTGGAGCAACTAATGATGTTATTACTTTAAACGGTACTACTAAAGGTGGTCTTGCAGGAAGTATAATAACAGTAACAGCTATAGCTTCTGCTAAATATGCCGTAGAAGGTATTACTTTAGGTTCAGGAACTTTAGTTACTCCATTTGCTGACGCGTAATAATTTAGGAGCTTAAAATGCATTCATCAGATGTAAAAGTAACAGTCCCTTTAACGAGTTCAGGACAACTTCAAGGATATATAGGTAGTGGTGCAGGTAGTGCCACAAACTTAGGTCCTATAAGAATTAAGTCCATTCAAGCTCAAACAAGTGCGGCTGACGCTAGTATAAAAATATATGATGGCACTAGTGCTTCTGGAACTAAATTATTAATAGAGTTTAAATTTGGTAGTGCGGCAAATGAATCATTTGACCAAAGATTACCAAGCGACGGAGTTAGATTTAGTACTGGAGCTTATGTCGTATTAGCAAACTGCGACTTTTTTGTAGCATACGTTTCTTAATATGGCAACTTCTGGAACTAGAGCATTTAGTTTAGATGTAGCAACCGCTATCGAAGAGGCTTACGAACTTGCAGGTATGGAAGTTCGTACCTCTTACGACGCGGTTACTGCACGACGTTCAATGAATATAATGTTTGCCGATTGGTCAAACAGAGGTATTCAAATGTGGGAAGTATCTAAAGTTACCCAAGACTTAACACAAGGTACTAATGAATACACAATAAACTCATATGACATAGATATATTAGACGCTTATATCAGTAAAACTGAAAACGGAGTAACAACCGACCATAATATGGAGCGTATAGATAGAAACGAATATATTAGAATACCACAAAAATCAACTCAAGCTAGACCAACACAGTTTTGGTTAGAAAGAGTTAAAACACCAGTAATACACATTTATCCAACACCAGAGAATTCAACCGACAAACTCATTTACTATGTTTGGAGAAGAATAGAAGATTCTACCGCTTCTGTGAATGATGTAGATATACCAAGTAGATTTATGCCTTGTTTAGCTTCTGGGTTAGCATATTATTTATGTCTAAAAAAGAACGTACAAAAAGCACCTTTAATAAAACAACAATATGAACAAGATTTACAGAATGCCTTAAAATATGACGAAGATAGGTCTTCTGTTAGGATAGTACCGAAACAACAATATATCTAATGGCTTACGCTTCTGGTAAATATGCAAAATTTATATGCGATACCTGTGGCTTTGCATACCCATACACAACAGCAAAAGTAACTTGGAAAGGCAACAGAGTTTGTGAAGAATGTTACGAGCCTAAACACCCACAAAATGACCCTCCGTTTTTAACAGTAGATTCAGAGGCATTATTCCAACCCAGAACCGAAGTATCTTTACCTCAAGCACAGTTAGGTAGAGTTTTTACGGATAATCCAGGAAATGTCAACCCTAATGAAGATTTAATAGGAACTAAATTTTCTTTATTCGCTGTAACAAGCTCTGTCGGTAATCTAATCGTTTCTGTAGCAGATGGAAGTCAAACAGTAAGCACTAATTCTTTTTTACTTTCTTCAAGTTTAGGTAGTATTGTAGTAAGTGGGAATATAGATTCCACTTATCAAGTAACGGGACAAGCTGGTACATCTAGTTTAGGAACACCTACTATTAATACTAATTACACAGAATATGCGGTTACTGTAGCCTCTTATTCAGGAGCAAACAGATACTACATAGATGGAGTTGTATACCCTACTTTAAATTTGTCTGAAGGTAGCATATACAGATTCGACCAATCTGATTCATCTAATTCTGGACATCCATTAAGATTTTCCACTACTTCTAATGGTAGTCATGGCGGAGGCACAGAATATACAACAGGAGTCACTACTAATGGAACCCCTGGAAGTTCAGGAGCTTATACACAAATAACTGTTGCGGTAGGAGCCCCAACCCTTTATTATTATTGTACAAATCATTCTGGTATGGGAGGACAAGCTAATACTCCATAATCAGAGTATAATTTAATTATGAGTTTTACTTACACACAATTAAAAACGGCTATTCAGGATTACTCTGACTATTCTGAAACTTCTTTCGTAAATAACTTAGATAATTTTATAAAAACAGCTGAAGAAAGGATTTTAAAAACAGTACAATTACCCGTTTTTAGAAAAAATGTAACGGGTACAGCTACTGCGAGTAATACTTATTTAGCCACTCCTAGTGATTTTTTATCTCCGTATAGTTTAGCTGTAATAGATTCAAGTAATAATTATAATTATTTATTGTTAAAACACGTTTCGTTTATAAGAGATTACACTCCAAACGCTAGTACTACTGGAGAACCCCTTTACTATGGATTATTTGATGATAATACTTTTATTTTAGCTCCAACCCCTAATTCTAATTACACATTCGAACTACATTACTATTATAGACCCGCTTCTGTAACTTCATTAGCTTCGGACGGTAAAAGTTGGCTTTCAGATAATGCTCCTAATGCTTTGCTGTACGGTGCATTAGTTGAAGCAGCAGTATATATGAAACAAGACCCTAATACGATAGGATTATACGAAAGTAAATTTCAAGAAGCATTAGTTTTATTAAAATCTTTAGGAGAGTTTAAGAATATGAGAGATGAATCTAGAAACGATAGTATAAAATTAACACCACCAGTAAAACAATCAAATGTTTGAGATAGAGGTAAAAAGTAATATAGGAGATATTTCTGTAGCTACTGAAAATAACAAAGGACATTCTTCAGATTATTGGGCTCAAAGATGTGCCGATAAAATCTGCGGTATTTCTGAAAGTGCTACACCTGAAGTTAGGCAACAAGCTGAAGCGTTCAAGGTAGCTATTTATCAGACAATACTTTATTATATGAACCAAGCTATCACCAGTGATAGAACAACTGTAACCCAGATGTTAAATAAACAAGGTCATGGTGATTTAGCTAAAATTATTAAGGAGCTTTAACATGGCAATAACTTCAACTTTAACAACTAGTTTTAAAACTGAACTTTTAACTGGTACTCATAACTTCACCAATAGTAGTGGAGATACTTTTAAATTAGCACTTTTTACAAGTTCTGCTACTTTAGGAGCTGCTACTACAGCTTACGCTACTAGTAACGAAGTTTCAGGTAGTGGATATAGTGCGGGTGGAGGAACACTAACTAACGTTACTCCGTCGGCTGATGGAACAACTGCAATTACAGATTTTGCAGATTTAACTTTTAGTAGTGCCACAATAACTGCTAGAGGATGTTTAATTTATAATAGTTCTGATTCTAATAAATCAGTAGCTAGTATAGATTTTGGTGGTGATAAAACTTCTACAGCAGGTGACTTCACTATTCAGTTCCCAGCAGCAGCAGCAAGTACAGCTATTATCAGAATAGCGTAGGAGGAGAGCATGGCTCTTGTCCTAAACGATAGGGTAAAAGAAACCACTAGTACTAACGGCACAGGTACGATTGACTTAGCTGGAGCCGAAACTGGCTTTGAAACTTTTGTAGCAGGTGTAGGTAATACCAACACTACTTACTACTGTATTGTTCATCAAGCAGCAGATGAGTTTGAAATAGGGCTCGGTACAGTATCAGATTCAACTCCCGACACATTATCAAGAACTACAATTATCAGCAGTTCTAATTCTGACTCCGCAGTTAATTTCTCCGCAGGAACTAAAGATGTATTTTGTACATTACCCGCAAGTAAAGCTGTATTTGGAGACGCTTCTAATAATATTACTACTTCAGGAACTTTTCAAGTTAATCCAAGTTCTTCAGCAAATTTACTTATAGATAGTAGTTCAGACGTTATACAAGCAACAGCTAAAAAAGATGGTACAGACGACATTGATTTAGCTTTTTTTACTCAAGCTTCTGGAGGTACTACAGCAGAAGCAATGCGTATTGATAGTGATGGTAATATTGGTATTGGTACTTCTAGTCCTTCTGACCCCCTTGTAGTATCTGACTCTGGTGCAAGTTCAATTACTGCAAGATTAATTAATACTAATGCAGATGCTAACCCAGCAAATCTAAGACTGCAAAAACTTTCAGGCTCTCCAGCAGACGGCGATTACATAGGTATGATAAATGTTAGTGGAGAGAACGATGCTAGTGAAGAAACTATATTTCAATCCATAGATTTTATCTCAACAGATGTATCAGACGGGACAGAAGATGGAGATATAGTTTTTAGAACTAGAGGTGCAGGAAGTTTAGCAGAAAGAATGAGAATTACTTCTTCTGGTTATGTTGGTATTAATGAAACATCTCCTGACTATTATCTTCATGTAAATTCAGGCTCAGGTAATGTATCAGCAAAATTTGAAAGTACAGACTCAATCTCAGCAATACAATTTGTAGATAGTGGTGGTAGTGCTGAAATTGGGTGTAGTGGAACATCTAATACTTTTTATCCTAATGGTGTCCTGAAAATGTATTTAGACTCATCTGGTAATTTAGTGGCTGCAGGAAATGTAACAGCTTATGGCTCAATGTCAGATGAAAAACTAAAAGAAAACATAGAAATTATAGAAAATCCTATTGAAAAAATAAAAAACTTAAAAGGTGTTAATTTTACTTACAAAAAAGATGGGTCAAAAAGCACAGGACTAATAGCACAAGATTTAGAAAAAGTATTACCAGAAGCAGTTTATACAGCAAAAGATTTAGAAGATGAGGAACACTTAGCTATTCGTTATGGCAACACAGTAGGTTTATTAGTTGAAGCTATTAAAGAATTAGAAGCTAGAGTAAAAGAATTAGAGGATAAATAATGGCACTACCAAGTTCAGGAGCAATAAGTTTAAATCAAATGCACACGGAGGTAGGAGGTTCTTCTGGGACAACAGCATCAATGAATGATAGCGATATAAGAGGATTAGCTAACAAAAGTTCGGGAGCACAAATGTCTTTTAACGAATTTCATGGATTATTTTATAATCAACGCTCTTTTACTTTTACTTGTGGGTATGTAAGTTATACACCTGCAGGGTCAAAATTTCCTGTTACATATCATGGTTGGGACCCAGCTGGATATGTAACAGGAACAGGAAATACTATTGGTTCGGGTTCGGCACAATATGTTAGGTATAACGGAAATAGAATAATTAGAATATTAGCTTGTGTTGCTAATGTTGGTTTTATTAATGTTTTAAGCATAGTGTTTGACCAAGTAAATCCTGCATTTACACTGAACACTACTACTGCTAGACCAACTTTAGCAACTTTATTAAGTTTACCTTCTGGTTACGTAACAGATTCTGGAAATACTTTTAGATACAACCTGAATGGAGGTTCAGGAAGTTCAAACACTTATCTAACTGCGGGTACAACTCGTTATAGCAGTATTCTTAACTATAGAGACCTAAACTTTCCTAATACAAACAATACTACGGGTACACTTCCTAGTTCTGGAAGTGTCACTCTAACATTTTCTTAAAATGATAGATAAAGAAGAAGATTTAAAAAATGGCACTATTCTTCTAGGACACGAAGATGTTGCAACAATACATCCACTTAGACCTATAGCTATAGTAGAAGAAATATGAATGAAGCAAATGAAAGTGTTGAACAATTTGATTTTTTATCAATACTAGAACCTGTAAAAATTTTTGAAGATTTACAAGTTACAGTATGCGAAGGTAGTGAAAACTCATTCATAAAAAGAAATCAATATAAAAATTATCATACTGATAAAACAAAATACGATACTGTCAATAATAAAATTATAAATAGAGAAGATGTTTATTATTTAATTTTGATAGAAGGCAGTTTTGAGGTAGATACACTTTGGAATGAAGGAGAAATTAATAAAGAAGATTTAGAAAGATATTTTTCTTTAAATTCATACAATACTATTAGTTCAGACAATTTAATTTTTGATTCTATAGATGAAGCATTAGAAAAAAATTCTTTTAAAACTGTTCATGTATTTGGATATGATTATGAAAATCTATCTGAAAGAGCAGAAAAATATGTTTTAAGCTGTCAAATAAATTTAAAAGCATTGTCAGACAAAACAAAATATTTTTGTTGTTTAACAGACGGAAGTGATTATCAAATTAAAGTTTTAGATTTAAAACCTAATCAATCAAAACAAATAAATAAACAATCAGACACTAATTACATATTTTTTTCTGAACAATGCAAGATAAATAATGAACTAACAATAGATAAATATTCTGTAAAAAAATTAACAAGTAATATTATAGATATAAAAAATATATCAGAAAATAACGCAAGAATAATATCTATCTCAAAATAAAATTATGTTTGGTATTAGTGCATTTTCAGAAGCTCCATTTTCAGCATTAGCTGGAGGTGACTCCGCAAACGTCAGTGTAACTCTTACAGGACAATCTGCTACTGGAGCTGTAGGTAGTTTTACTTTTGTAGGTAAGGCAAACGTAACACCTGCCTCTCAAGTAGGAACTTCCGCTTTAGGCACAACCTCACAAATAGGTGAAGCAAGTGTTGTACCATCTGGTCAATCAACCACATCTGAATTAGGCACAACCTCACAAGTAGGAGAAGGAAATGTTGTTCCTTCTGGACAAGTTGGCACGGGAGATATAGCAGGTGTTGGGGTAAATGGTAGTGTTGTAGCGATTCTACCAAGCGTTTCGGCTAATGTTGGTTCTGTAAGTGTAAGTACAGATGCAGAAGCTAATGTCACTCCTGCAGGTCAAACTAGCACATCAGTAGTTGGCTCACTTTCTACTGTAGCTGCAGCAAACGTATTTGCAAGTACCGATACAGAAGCAGTAGGAGCTGCAAATTCTGCAGTAGGCTCAATAACAATAAACGGAATAGCTAATATAGATGTAGATGGTCAAACTGGCACATCAGCTTTAGGCACACCTTCAACAGCATGTGCAGCTGATGTTTCTGCTTCAGGACTAATCCTTCAAGCTACTTTGAATAACCCTAGTACAAGAACACAAAATGTAATTAGTGTTTCTGGTCTTTCTAGCACTTCGGGATTAGGCTCTCTTTTAATATCGGCTAAAGCAAATATAATTCCTGTAGGACAAGTAGGAACAGTGGGAACTCCTGTTGTATTAGTTTGGGGAGAAATTGATGATAGTCAAACACCTAATTACAGTTCTATAAATACTACACAATCACCTAATTACACTTCCGTTAGCGACGCACAAAGTCCTAATTGGGAGGAGGTAGCGTAAATAAACTTTATTACATATAATTGAGGCACTATGGCGAGTACATACGGAAATAATCTTAGATTAAATGAAATGGGAACTGGGGACCAATCTGGTACTTGGGGAACCGTGACTAATACTAATTTAGAGTTAATAGCGGAGGCTTTTTCATATCAAACTGAAGCTACATTCGACAGTGATGGAGATAAAACTGCTACTATAGGAGATGGAGTATCTGATAAATATAGAGCGATGTATATTAAAGTTACATCGACGACTAGTTTATCTGCTACTAGAACATTAAATATAGCTCCTAATACGGTTTCTAAAATGTTTATTATAGAAAACGCTACTACAGGAGGACAATCAATATCTATATCACAAGGTTCAGGAGCTGATGTAACTATCGCTAACGGAGCTTCTAAAATAGTATTTACTGATGGATTAGGTTCTGGTGCAGCAGTTTATGACGCTTTAGATAAAATAGCTTTATCATCTAATGCAACTATCGGAGGCAGTACTTTAGCTAGTCAATTATCTAGTTTTTTAACTGCTTCAAGTACGACCACATTTACTAACAAAACTTTTGACGCAGATGGAACAGGCAATAGTTTAACAAATGTAGAAGACGCTAATATAAAAGCTAGTGCTGCAATAGACGCTTCAAAAATTGCAAATGGAAATGTTAGTAATGCAGAGTTTCAATATTTGGATGGAGTAACTTCT